TTAAATCATTGATCTTCATTATCTTTTCTCATTCCGAGTATCATTTTTTGTAAATCTGCAGTTGATCCAACAAAAAGATTATTATTAATAGTTTTTGCTTGATCATTTAAAGGTTCGTCAGAGTGTTTAATTTCTCTTATTTTAGTTTGTAATTCAAGTAAATTTTTATTTGCTTGAACGCTTGTATCAATCAATTTTGCCAATACTTCAAAAGCTCTTGGGTGTTGTGAGCTTGCTGCAATTTCTGAAAGTTTATCTATGGCATCTTGAGCGGTTTCTACCATTGTTATGATATTAGCTCTGGCCAATTCAAAATCGTTTTGAGCACTATCATTGTGTGCATCAGATATAATTGATCTGACTGCACTATCAGTTGACAATGGTGTTAAACCAAGAGCTTTTCCAATTGGATCATTATTAGAGTTTTCTGTCATATAATATCTTCATTAGGTACAATTGTGTCAATAAATCCATAATCATCAGAAGCTTCAATTTCTGAATAAGGTATGGTCAGAGAAATATTAGATGTAGGAGTTCCGTTTACAGTTAGTCCAGGCTGAATTGTTATTCTTTCTGAAGGAGATGTATTACCAACAGCGTTTTGTAATTGGCCATCAGGAACTCCATTCGGAATATAAAACGTAGTATTGATAAATTTAATAACACCAGAAGTTTTAACTGGACCGTACAGATAACCTTTGAGAGTTAAATCTAAAGTCCAAATAATTGCTCTGCGTTGTTTAAAATCTTTATCGTAAGTATCTTCGTATTTAACGTCATTAAGAATAATTGGTATATCCTTAACTTCTTCAACTTCAGGAATCAACTTGACAGTTGTTGTCCAGTCCGGAGTAAAAAATGGTAAAATTTGTTCAATAATTTTAGTTCCATCTTCTGTATTTTTAACATAAATGTAAACTTTAAATTCAAAATTATAAGGAACTGGATTATATTGATATTTAAAAGTATTTGCATCTTTCTTAATGGCAATTTTTCCGACAGTATTTAACTTTCTAGTTCCGTCGTATCTGATTTGCCCCATTTCGAAAGAAATCATTGGAAGGGTTGGAACTGCAGTTTGTCTTGAAATATCCGGATCTTCAAGCACACGAGCTAACATTTTATCTTTGGGGCCATAAGTTACTGGCACCTTGATAATTTCAGTTGGATTTCCTGACTTATCTGTTCTGATAATATTCATATCGTTGACAAGAGTGCCAACAAGAATAACATATTTTCTTATTAGTGAGAAATAGAAATTTTGACCAAACAATTTTAAAATCCTTCGCCGAATGGATCAGCTGTACTGAAATCAATAAACTGATCCGATTCATCTGATATTTGTTGGTTGTCTGAATTTTCTACTTGTGATTTTATTATGGCAGATTCAACAACAATATAATCGCCATTTTCATTAATTAGTGCATAACCATTTTCATTGAGGATAGTGAAATCCAGTTGATTTGTATCAAAATTCTTTTGAAGAATATCAATTTCTGGTATTCCAGTATTAAATACTTCATTAGAATATTCAAACAATTCACAAGTAACTTCCCAAGTTTGAAGAGCTCCAAGTTGATAAAACATTTCAAATTTTTGTACATATTTAATTTGAAAACATTTCTGATTTAATGGAAAGAAAATAAGATCGCCTTCATTTGGTCTTGGTTGAGCTGTATTAACTCCAACTTCTTCATTAAATCTTCTTTGAGCCATAGAAAAAATAACTTGGTCTCTAATTTCAATGCCAAATTTTGACATAAAATTTCCATCTCCCTTGAAACCATCTACATTTTTAATGTAAATTTCCAAAGGGAAAGCCTGTTCATAACTTGATTGATCGTCGGCGCCATAAATCGAATCATAATTATTGATTTTACGCGGAACATACAACATATCTTCACCATAAAATTTTATGGATTCTATGATTAAATTTTCTATGAGCTGTTGCTCCATAGAAGATCTGAAGTTGTTGATGAAAAAATTTGTGGCCATTATCCGATCATATCCGTAACAGGTAATCCATAAGTGTATACCATTTCTTTTTCAAGATTTGCTCTTTCTAAAACAGCTTCATCATAAATTTTTTGACCCTTGAATTTTAATCCACCTGGCATTTGCATGCCTTCGAATTTCTTAAGGTTTTGCCCCCACTGTTCTTTGATAAGGCATTCAGCATAACGAGCCAACCAACGATCGCCCCATGCGCGAGTAAATTGATCTGGGTCAACAACTTGATATGCTTCGATAATTAAGTAATCGCCAACATTGATAATACTCCAATCCATATCAATATAACAACGATTTTGGTGGCGATTATATCTCAAAGGTTGTTTACCAACAAGCATTTGTTCAAGGAACTGAACGTGCTGCATTGACATATAGTATGGAACCATAGAAACAGAAGTAAGTGTATAAAGATCATTCAATGCAATTTGATAACGAATGTTGAATAGGTTATTAGTATTAAGAGCTTGGCCAATTTCGAACAAATTAACAACACCGATAATGTTATCTGGCATTGTTACGTATCTGTTTGTTATGTCTTGTTGGGCTATTTGCGCTTTATAATAGATCTTATCTGAACCGTCGAAATGGTAATCGGCGAAATAATGAAGGGCCTCGTCGATACGATCTTCTATTTGATCGTCGTCAACGTTAATTTCAATAACAGGTTTACCAAGTTTTCTTAGTACATATTCTTTGAATTGAGATCTGCTTGTCGGTAATGCCATACTCAGCCCTTTTAATTTTTAATTTTTCTTATCTATATTTATTTTAATAATCAAAAAATATAAGCCGAATCAATTTGACTAGTTGATGTTATGGTATTTGAAACGATATTAGCTGCTATTTGACTTTCGACAGTAAAACATTTCTGAACATGTTGTGCAACCGTGTTAGCTATGTTATTCATAATTAAAGAATTCGCTTGAACGAATGCATTGGAAGTTTTAAAACTGATGACTGTATTAGGCTGTAATGTCATTAAAGTTATAATTCCATTTATCATAGCTTGAGATTGTCTGTCAGTAAAAACTAAAGTATTAGATTGAGCGAAAATTTGGTTATTGGTTACAATAACGCCAGAAGTTTCTTTGTTGTATCTTATACTTGCAGAATATGCAGTCAATTCGTATTGATTTAAATTTCTATAATTTATTGTGGAAATATATTTAGAACCATCATATGATCCTGACGTATTAACAGGAATTAAATCCGAAGAATTGTTGCTTATTTGCCATATTTCGGTAAAAATATAATTTTTATATGTTCCAGTAATTGGCGCATTTACAATATCACCATCAGGTAAAATTATCATATTTGGTATGATGTCTTGAATCCATTCTTGAATAACATTATTGTTGTTATCTAATAGAACGTACCCTATCTTATTTTCCATTTTAGTTTGACCTTTTTAAAAACCCATCATTGGCATATTAGACCAACCATTGAAAAAATGAGTGTAAGTAAGAACCATAGCTCCTTGGATACCAGCTCCTCCATTACTTGATGTAGAAGAAGATTGGCCGCCACCACCGCCAGCTCCACCATAAGAACCTCCGGCTCCGCCAGCTTGTGTGCCGCCGCTTGAAGATCCATTTCCGCCGCCACCGCCGCCACCTGAACCTATAGAACCGTAAATTTCATTACCAGAGCTTCCAGCGACGCCAGCACCACCGCCCGCTCCTCCTAAATTATTATCTCCATTGCCACCAGAAGAACCTGGATAAGTACTGCCTCCAGATGCGCCACCAACGCCGCCATTTCCATTTGGTCCACCAGCACCACCACCTCCAGCACCACCCCACCAAGCTGTTCCAGAAGATCCTCCTGAATACTTTAAGGATCCTACGCCTGAAGATGCGGCTCCACCAGTAACAGTTGCAGTGGCATTACCAGCGCCTGCAGAACCACCGGCAGCTCCAACTGATGAGCTGGATAAATTAGAACCGTTAAAGTAAGTATTACCGCCAACTCCGCCAATACCAGCGCTCGCTATTCCCGCTGATCCACCTACACCTATTGCAACAGAAACGACGGTGCCAGGACCAACTGTAGAAATATTTGTTGCTTTGCTATAAGCTCCGCCGCCGCCTCCGGCTCCTCCTACAGCAAATGTTTGGCCTGCTTGTCCGCCACCACCACCGCCCAAACATTCAATACTGTTACTTGAAATATTCCAGTCGTTTGGTAATTGATATGTAGTTGTGCTTGTTGATGTTATTGTAGCAACAGTGGCAAAATCATAACTTAAATTTTCACCAATATCGGGATTCCATTCTGGAGTTGGTAAACGCCAAATTGCAGGTTCGGTTATTATATTTCCGGATATAATTGAATATAAAAATGCATCAGCATCATCACGATCGTCAAACCAGCCTTTCCATTTCGTATAACCATCATTTAATCTTGCGGAAATACAAAAACGAGTATTATTTTCTTTCCCGAAAATATCTTTTGGTTGTGTCTGAGAAGGTGTGCGCCATTGTTGTCTGGGTATATTCATTAATAATTTATTTTTGGGAAAATTGATATCCGGTAATATAATCATTACTGTAAACTTTTCCAAAGATAAGTTGATACGCTATTCATTCTGCGCATACTTAAAATATATTTGTAAGTATTTGTTGTTGTATAAGGATCTCCGGTTATAAAACTATTTGCAGTAAAACCAGAAAGAGTAATTGGGCCTGCCGAAACACCATTTGTTATTAAAATATCAATGGCACAATCAGAAACAGGAGAAGATAGCGTATGGGCGCCATTGTTGATATAATATTGATAATTACCATTTAAAGGGGATAACGTAACTGTGCCAGAGGAAATTGTTCCAATGTTGTATGTGTTAACTATAAATCCACCAGTAATTGTCTGACCAATTGTTACGTTGGCAGTTGAGTTAGCAATGTACAAAGAAGAAGAATTTACAGTACTGTTAACTGTAGTATTTCCAACAATTACGTTGTTCGCAAGAGTTATGTTTGAATTGCCAATAGATATTGCCGAAGAATTAATTAAAGATCCGCTAACATAAATTGCCGAAGTATTAACGATTACGTTAGCTCCGACAGCAATTGATGTTGCATTTACAATGCCAAGATTAGAGGTTGGCTGACCCGTTATATTAGAAACCTGTAAAGTTGACATGTATTCCTCTTTGTTTTCTATTATTTATATTTATTTATTTGAATTTTGGTCCTGACACCCAAACTACAAGAGACTTCCTAATTCCTTCGGTTACTGGCTTTACTCTATGTAACATAAATGAGGGAAATGCCAGTATTCTTCCTTTTCTGGTTGGAAGAGTTTCATCGGATCTGTCAGTACCTTGTTTGATTTGAAATTCGCCGCCCTTAAAATCTACTTCTGGTTCGTTAAGAAGTAAAACAAGGGAAAGTTTTCTGGGCTCGCTCATATCGGCTGGTAAATTTTTATTTCCCAAAAACATATCAATGTGCCAGTCATACATACCTTCTTGTTCGCCATGATACGTAGTATATTGGAAAGAATCATATCCATTGAGATCAAACCCATAGAATTGATTATTCAATCCTTCAATAATAAAATTTAATCTCTTAAAAATCCAATCGTTTTCTTGATCTGGAGTAAAAAAATTTATATCTGATCTACGAATTTTATCTATTTCTTTTTGATCTGTTTCTGACGAACCAATTTTTGCTTTAGATTGATTAAATTTTTCACAATAAGCTATAATATTATTAATATCTTCATCAGTAAATGCGTCATCCCACCAAACATATGGAAATGTTACTGCAGCACGCTCGCGAGGATTGTTAAATATATTTTTATAATTCATAACTAAATCCTTCAATGTTCAATAAATTACTAAGATAAATCAATTATTTTTTCATCCGTTAGATAATATCTTCTTGATATAAAATCTGTTTTAAATATATTTTTACCTAAACTATAAAATGGAACTTTTTTTACGCCTTCTTTGTATAATTTAAAAATATCTGAGTTTTTGGCATTGTACAGATATTGATCTCTCAAACTTATTATGTTGTTGGGCGATTTTTCGGATTTGTATGTTATCGGTATATTAAATTGATATATCAATTTATGTATAATTTTTTCATAATGTTTGAAAAACAATGAAAAGTTAATATTTTCTTTAACTATACAATTTTCAATGAAAAAATTTGATATAATATGAAGTTGTTTTCTTTGCAATTCTTGAGCGTCGACTGCGTGATAAAAATTTATTCTTTCGTAATTGTCGTAATTTTTAAACCCGCCGTATGCATTAATTGGAGTATCTCTAAATTGAGTGTATGGACGACGTTCCTTGTAATCGAATTGGAAATTTGGTTTATCAATTCCAAATATTAAAGCAGTTTTCTTATCATTGTTTTTACCAATAAATTGTTTTATATTATTCCAAAAAAACGTGTGAACGCTGAAATATGATCCAATATACTTTGGCCAATCTGAACCATGATTTGTTAAAATTGGAAAATTATTTATGTTATCAAATAAAGTAGTATAATCGAATAATGTTAATTTTGTATTTGGCAAATTTAAATTTTTAACTGTTGGGTATGCCATATTATAAATTTCACCATTATGATTTTCATCTGATCCTTTTTCAGAATCTTGCGAAAAAGCGCCAACCATAAGTATTTCATCTATGTGAATATTGTTGAAATAGAAAGATTCTAAAATATTATGAGAATCATGGCCGCCAGAATAAGCAAGGATTACATACTCATAATCCTTGCGAATTTGTTCTGCTCTTTCTTTGTATAGTTCTTTTAAAGATTTTTTTGGTTCTACCGTCCAATGACAATTTTTAAATTCGTTATCATGAAAATAAAAAAAACAAGGATCTGGTGCTANTATAGCGTCTATTCTATTGGCATATGGAAATGTGGCAGAATCATTATAAAAAAACATTGTTTATTCTTTGTTTAAAGGTTCGCTTGTCAATTTAATAATAAGTTTTTCAATTTCTTCGTCAGACATTTCTTTTGAGTG